ATGCGTGAGACAACCAAGAATATGGTTGATATCTTTGGCGACCGTTGGTATGGCGAACTTCAATGGAACAACGTACCAGAACAGCATGAATTGAACCGCCTAATTGTAAAAGTTTGTGGTGAATTCGGCGTTAAACTTATTTCTACCGCTGATAGTCACTATCCTAACAGAACGGCTTGGAAAGACCGAGAACTTTATAAAAGACTAGGTTGGTTGAGTAAAGGAATGCCAAAGTGGGCGACAAACACAGAACTTCCACAAGGTGTCGAAGAGATTGGTTATGAACTATTCCCAAAGAACGGCGACCAAATGTGGGAGGCTTACAAAGAATATTCCCAAAAAGCAGGAGTAGAGTACAATGATAATCTTATCCGAGAATCTATTGAAAGAACGCATCAAATCGCTCACGAAAGAATTGAACGGTTTATGCCAGACAACACTGTTCGTCTCCCGAACTTCGTTGTTCCAGCAGGTCAAACTCCAGATAGAGCACTTGTCGCTGCTTGTGTGGATGGTCTACGAGGTCTTGGTCTAACCAACAAACCAGAATACGTTGAGCGTCTAAAAGAAGAAATGAATGTTATTAGTGAGCGAGGTTTCAGTAAATACTTTCTCACTATGAAGTCTATTGCGGACAAAGCAACAGAAGTCCAACTTACAGGTGCCGGTCGAGGTTCTGCTGCTGGTTCTTTGGTTGCTTATGCTCTCGGCATTACACAAGTTGACCCTATTAAATACAACCTTCTGTTCTCTCGTTTTATGACGAAAGATTCCAAGGACTATCCAGATATTGACTATGATGTGTCTTCTCCTATGGAACTAAAAGAAATGTTGATAGAAGAGTGGGGCGGCAACACAGTTGTGCCTATCTCTAACTTCAATAAACTACAACTTCGCTCTCTCATCAAGGACATTGCAAAGTTCTATGAGGTTCCGTTTGTGGAGGCAAACTCTGTTACTTCTAAAATGATGGCAGAAGCAACGCCTATTGCTAAAAAGAAACACGGCATTAAAGCGGGTGTTTACACTCCTACATTTGAAGAGGTAATGGAGTTTTCTGATTCTCTAAAAGCGTTTTTACGAAAATATCCAAAGATAAAAACACACGTAGAGGCACTTGTAGGTGAGGTCCGTTCTGTGTCTCGTCATGCTGGCGGTGTTGTTATTGGCGAAGAGTTAGATAAATACATGCCGCTTATCAATAGTGGCGGTGTAACTCAAACTCCTTGGTCCGAAGGGCAACACGTCCGACAGTTAGAACCTATGGGTTTTATCAAGTTTGACATTCTAGGTCTATCAACACTCAAAATGATTGAGGGGGCAGTCTATCACATTCTCAAAAAGCAAGGCAACCCCAACCCTTCTTTCGAGGACATTAAAAAATACTACGACAAACACCTCCACCCAGATAAAATAAACCTAAACGATAAGAAGGTTTATGAAAACATTTTCTGGGAAGGTAAGTGGGCTGGTATCTTTCAGTTTGCTGAAAAAGGAGCGCAGAACTTCTGTAAGTGGGTTAAACCAAAGAACATTATTGATATTGCTTCTATCACTTCTATCTATCGTCCTGGTCCCCTATCAGCGAATGTTCACGAAGACTTTGTGGAAGCAAAAGAAAATCCACGAGGCATTCGCTACGGACATGATATTGTAAAAGAAGTTACAAAAGAAACCTATGGTTTTCTTATTTTCCAAGAGCAAATCGCTTTGTTGGCACATAAGTTGGGCAGAGACCTTTCACTTGATGAAGGAAATAAACTTCGCAAATTGCTAACAAAGAAAGGCACAGGAGCAGCAGCAGAACAAAAAAATAAAATAAAACTTAAGTTTGTTGCAGGTTGTGTAGAAAAAGGATTAACAGAAGAATGGGCAGAGAAAATGTGGGCGAAGTTTGAGTTCTTCTCTGGTTATGGATTCAATAAGTCTCATGCTATTTCATATTCTATTATTTCTTTTCAATGTGCTTGGTTATTTAACTACTACCCCGATTGTTGGATGGCAGCATTCTTGGATAAAGAACCAGAGAGCAGAAAAGAAAAAGCAATCAATATAGCAAAGAAGTTTGGTTTCCAAATAGAACCAGTAAACATAAATAAGTCTGGTGTGGTTTGGGACATTGGCGACGATGAAACGACTCTTATTCAGCCTCTAACTTCTATCAAAGGTTTGGGAGATAAAGCGATTGAACAAATCATCGAACATAGACCATTTAACACTATTGAAGAACTTCTCTTTAGCAAAGAGATTCTTTATTCTAAACTCAACAAGAAAGCACTCGACGTTCTTGTCAAAGCAGAAGCAGTCACGGGACTAATGGACGACAGATTTGATAATCTTAAACACTTCTGGTTATCAGTCGTAGATAATAGACCAAAGACAAAGAAGAAACTTGGCGAGAACATAGAAGAAAGCAAAGGTTGCGAGGACTTTACCCGAGACGAATATATCCAAACAAAAACAGACATAACCGGCATGTTCCCCTTGACATTAGTTGTGTCTGATGATATAGTTCAGAGGTTAAGTTATTACAAAGTCCCAACTATTTCAGACTGGGACCATGACCTTGGTGTCGCTTGGTTTATTCCAAGAGAGATTATCCAACGCAAGACAGCAAAAGGTCGCTCTTATTATATTGTAAAGACAATAGATAAAAACAGCGTAATGAATGATATTCGCTGCTGGGGTGTAAACCCAGAGAAAGACACACTATTTATTAACCGCCCCTACATGGCGAAACTCAACTTTGATGAGCAATGGGGTTTCTCTTCTAAGGGTGGATTACAAAACTGGAAACTATTAGGATAAGGAGTTAATATGGAACTTAAAGTATTTCGTTTACGAGGCAACGCTAAACTACCAACCCGAGCACACGATGGTGATGCCGGAATGGATCTTTATTATTGCACAGAGAAAGGTGGACCGGATAGTGTCCCTGTCTATCCAGGCGAAACAAAAATGTTTCCAACAGGAATCAAGGCAGAAATCCCAAGAGGCTTTATGCTGGAAGTAAAAAACAAATCCAGCATTGCCGCAAAGAAACAACTTCTTGTTGGCGCTTGTGTTGTTGACTCTGGTTACGACGGTGAAATCTTCGTAAATCTTCACAACGTAGGCAAGCAAACACAATGGTTTAAGAATGGCGACAAGGTTGCCCAAGGCGTCCTTATTCCCGTAAATCTCTGTGAAATTGTAGAAGTTTCTGACCCTAGCGAACTAAATAAAGATAGTACCAGAGGTGAAGGTGCGTTAGGAAGCACAGGGAGTAGATAATATGAAAGAAATACTGAATGAGTGGAAAAGGTTCTTAAAAGAATCCTCACTATCAAGACTTTACAGACATATGCAGGAGCACGATAGTGCTGCTCTTTCAGCATTTAGAAATGAGTTTACAAAAAAAGAAAACCTAGAAAGAAACAGAGAACTAAAAGCAGAACTTCTCGGTAGAGGTTATGGTGTTACTCGCATTCTAGGTTCTTACATCGAGAACTTCGAGACACCAAAAGCAGTTGAAGTCGCAGAAGAAAGTTTCTTTGTCTCAAATAGAAAAGACGACCCCAACTTTAGAAATGAAATCGCTGGACTTGGCGAAGATTTCAACCAAGATTCAGTCCTTATCGTCCCAAAAGGCGCAGAGGATGCTTATCTTCTAGGAACCTCACCAGAAGGTGAGTTTCCACAATACGGCAAAGAAGAATCAGTCGGCGCTCTAAAAATGGGTGATGAAGCAGAGTTTATGTCTCGTGTTGGTGGTCGTCCTTACACTTTCAGCCCAAAAGACATAAACGAAGAGTTAGAAACTTATGAAAACCTTTCAAGAAACTCAAAAATGGCAGTAAAGTCTATTGTTGAGCGCAGAAACAAAGGTAAAAAGACTTCACAACCTAAATCTTGGTTTGAGGCAATGAAGAAAAGCAAACAAGGACTTGAATGGTAATGAAAAAACTATTAGAAAACTTTAAAAAATACTTGACAGAAGCGCCATTTAGTGATTATAATGAGGGAGGAAAAGTTACCCTATATCATTACGCCAACCCTTGGGACTTGGAAGAAGAATATGGTGAAAAAGCGCCAGAAAAGTTTGAGTTAAGTCCAGCAAAGTTTGGAAAGTCTTATCACTCAACACAAGAAATGGAAACAAGTTCAGTTCCAAGAGTTTTCTTTTATGTCAATAATGAAGACGTGGAAAAGATAGTTGTTGGAGGCAGAATACTCTACACAACAGAAGTTCCAGCAGATCAGATTTATGACTTGAAAACAGACCCAGAGGGTTATATCAAACAAATCAAACACCCTGTTTATGGTTTGAGAAAAGGCGAAGAATGGAACGAACTTTTAGAGTTTATAAGAGATGAAAGTCCTTACAAGGGCGTCTTCTATGGGAGATCATTTGACGTGGTTTCTTGGTTACATCCAATAGAGATTTATAAGAAAGATACGGAGGGATAATGAATATTGGACAATTAGTTTGGAATAACTATCACGGCGTTCTACGCTTTGGAACAATAAGTTCAAAACGAGTTGATGAAACAGGTTGGGCTTTTTATAAAGTAAACTGGCATAGCGATAATATTTACGAAGAAGCAATGGACTTTCGTAAGAAACTAACACACACAGACCATAGATTAGAAGAATATAGAAAAGATCAAATCACACCAATTTCTAAAGATTTCTTATCAAAAGTATTGCAAGAGGCTCCATAATGAGTCTTGAAAGAAAACTAAGACGCAAACAAGCACACAAAGCAAAGAAAGACGCAAACAAAGCACTAGCAACAAAAGTTGCACTTTTTGGAAATTTACCCAATAAATGCTTGACTTGTGAACAACCTTTTGATAAACTAAACCGAGAACAAGTAATGAGTTGGAATGTTGTTGTAAGACAACAGGAAGAAAAAGTTCATCTTTATTGTCCTGACTGCTGGGACAACGCACAACAAATAGTAAAAGATTATATGGAGGAAAAAGATGCAGTATTACCCTAAGACAATGAAAGGTTTACTTCTTAATGAGGACGTTGCCGAGCAACTTGGACTACTAGAAGAGTATCAACTCTATCAAGAGGATTATGACTACGATCCTTTCAACGAGGCATTCAACGAGAAATATGGCGTAGAACCAGAGTATCCAAAAGACTTCGAGTGGAAAAAAGGTGGATACGTTCAAGGTCTGCAAGGTTTTGATTGGGACAGAGAATACCTTCTTTTCGATACTTGGGTTGAAGAACAATATCCTGAAGAGTGGGAAAAGTTTATTGCAACTATGGAAGAGATGGATATTGACGTTATTGAGGGGTCTTGGGCAGAGTTAGGATGAATAAATACGAACTATTAGCATCTGAAATTGGTAAACTTACCGCAGAGAAAAATAAAGCCTATGGTGATTCTTTCTCAAAAGCATCGGACATTTTGCAAATTCTCTACCCAGAGGGCATCCCACCAAACTCTTATGATGATGCTCTTGCTATCACAAGAGTTATTGATAAGTTGTTTAGATTAGCAACAAGGAAAGACGCCTTTGGTGAAAGTCCCTGGAAAGATATTTGTGGTTATGCCCTATTAGGAATGGCGAATGATGAGGAGACTAAATGAAAGAAGCACTAACTTATGACGACGTTCTACTAACGCCACAGTTTTCAGATATTAGAAGTCGCAGCGAAGTTCACCTAACTTCCGCTCTTGACGATAATATAGTTCTACAACTCCCCATCATTTCGTCTCCTATGGATACAGTCACAGAGTCAGAAATGGCTTACATAATGGATTCGCTAGGAGGCATAGGGATTATCCACCGCTACAACTCAATAGAAGAACAAGCAGGTTTAGTTGCCGAAGTGGTAAATGCTGGCGCTGATAATGTTGGTGCTGCTATTGGTGTAAGCGGTGATTTCTTTGAGAGAGCACAAACTCTTGTAGAAAACGGTGCTAATGTTATTTGTGTTGACGTAGCACACGGGCACCACATTCTAATGAAAGAGACACTTGGTGTACTCAAAAAGTCTTTTGGTGAAGCAGTTCACATTATGGCAGGTAATGTTGCGACATTAGAAGGTATCAACGACCTTGCTAAATGGGGCGCTGATTCTATCCGTTGTAATATCGGTGGAGGTTCTATTTGTTCTACAAGGATACAAACAGGACACGGACTACCCGGTCTACAAACTATTATTGACTGTGCCAAGACCCAGCACGATGTTGCCATTATCGCAGACGGTGGTATTAGAACTGCTGGCGATATTGTAAAAGCACTTGCTGCTGGTGCCGACTTTGTAATGCTAGGTTCTCTTCTAGCAGGAACAGACGAAACACCAGGAGAAACTATAGCAACACCGGAAGGTCTTAAGAAGAGTTATCGTGGAATGGCGTCAAAAGACGCTCAACTTGCTTGGCGTGGATCTTATAGTTCCAACGAGGGCATTAGTGCTTTTGTTAGATATAAAGGTTCAGTTGTAAATGTTTTAGAAGACCTCCGTGGCGGCATGTTGTCTGGTTTGTCCTACTCTGGTTGTAGAACTATCAAGGGACTACAAACTAATGCCAAATGGACAAGACAAACCGCTGCCGGTCAAACAGAAAGTAGAACCCACATTCTAACTAAATGAAAAAAAGAAAAGCAAAACCCGAAGAAGCGAAAACCATAACTATTGATAGTCTGGAAACCTTAGACACCAACTTGAGAATAAAACTAAAGTTCGACGACATTACAAAGTTTTGGTTTTTTAATGAATACATTAAAGGTTATCTCTTGGATGACCCGCTTCTTCAACCCTTCATAGAAAAGGTAAAAGAAACAAGCATTATGGCGAGGAAACGAAAACTAAAAAAGAATCGCCAACTATACGAAAAGGAAAAAGAAATCATCAACAAGTTTGGATTAGACCCAAACGAAATAGAAGATATCTTTGACCTAATAGAAAGTGAGGAATAGTATGAGGAAATGTGCCACAGATAGTTTGGAGAACGACAGTATATGCAATAAAGAAGATTGTAGGTTATGGATTAAACACAATGAAGATCTAAATTGCACCTTGATTTCTGTAAAAAAGAATGGTAGATTAGGTCTTAAAGAAGTTGGCGAGAGACTAGGTATATCATATGTCCGTGTTTCTCAAATAGAAAAAGAAGCATTTAAGAAGTTAAAAAAGAAAAATTTTGACTTAGAAGACACTATTTATAACACATAACCTAAACCAAAAGATGCCAAGCATCTAGAAAGGAGATTGAGATGTCTAAAAAGAAGACTTTACTTGAAGAGGGCACAGTTCGCCGTTTTATGAAACTTGCTAACATGGAAGCAGTTGGAACTGGCTTCGTTAATGAAATGTATGCTGCCGACGAGGATCTAGAAGAAGGTGGATATCGCATGAAAGATGACGAAGATCGTCCAATGGAAGAGGAAATGATGCCTCCTATGCAGGACGACGAAATGGAAGAAGAGATGCCCGAAGATGAAGAAATGGAGGTTG